CATACTATTGAAAGGTTTGAACGTTTTGAATCAACTGTTAAAAATGCACTTGATTTCGCTAATCGACACAATGACAGGCGACGAACTGGGTATTCTGGATACGGCCCAAATGATGTCAGTGATTACATGTTAGAAAATAAAGAACGACATTTAGAGCTACTAAAAGAAAACTCAATGTACCGGGACGCATGGAAAGAGTTTCAGTCCATTCGTGCCTTACTTGGCGAAACTCCCCATTGGCCTTGACGGCAAATTCTGCTATAATAATTACATGCAACTCAAGCTACTAATTGAACAACTACAAACTCTGTATGAATCTGAAATGATTCATGCTGATGTTATGGGCGAACCAGAGATCATGATTGACTGCTTTAAGAAAGTTGCAACTGGTAGCTTTGAGTACGCTGGCTTCAGTGATCGAATTGAGATACAACGAAGTGCAGATGGTGTATATCCCATTATAAATGGATTTGTAAATGATTAAACAACTGATGAAACGATTGGGCAGACATCGTATTATCTTAGATCGGCAGAGTAAAGAGCCGTTGCTTGAACGATACTATGTGTTTTTAAAAGATCGCACATGGTTTCCGTTTAATATGTTTGTGCATAAGTTTTGTAAAAGCGATCCTGACGATGTGCATGATCATCCGTGGCCATATGCCACACTAATTTTAAAAGGCGGTTATTATGAATGGATTCCAGAATTTGACAACAATGGTCGAATGTTTAAAGAAGTTTGTCATTGGCGTGGACCCGGCCATTTTCGGATATGTGGTGCTAACAGCTTTCATCGTATTGAGCTTGATCCTAGTATAACTGCTTGGACATTGTTTATGCCCGGCGCACAAAAGCGCGAGTGGGGATTCCTTGTTGAAAACCAATGGACCCATAATAATGAATATCTTGCTAAAATGGCTAAAGAATGATATCAACTGTGCTAAGTATCGCAGATATCAATTTTCTGATACACAAGGAGATATAAAAATATGACCGATACAGGAGAAATGCTAGTTGAGATGTGGCTAGCACTTAAACCATATGTTGATAAAAAAGAACGTGCTGATGCAGTCCTTGCATTTTTACGTGCCGCAGAATCTTTCATTGACATGGAAGCTGCCCGCGAAGAAGCAAAGGGATCTGACACTGCCATTGATGCTGCATTTGCTGAAATCTTAGGCGAAGACGAAGTTGAAGAAGAAGATGACGAGGACGAGGATTATTAATGAGCTCATGGTATAGGAAGGTCGCACAAAACATTGGAAATCTTCCTGATTGTATCGAATGGTTTGAAGGCGAGTTGCAACAAGGTCGAGCAGAACTTCATATTTCTGGTAGCCTGGAAAAAGCTAGCCGTGAAATGCCAGGCATAGTAGAATTTCGATTCAATCAGCTACAAGAGATTGAAGCTATACTTGAACAACTTAATATTGAACTTCGTAAATTACGTAGTGCAAAGTTCCGCCAGTTTACAGAACATTACAATCGTGCGCTGACAAGCCGCGATGCAGAAAAGTATGTAGATGGAGAACCTGATGTAGTTGATATGGATTCTATTGTGAATGAGTTTGCACTTGTTCGCAATAAGTTTATTGGACTTACAAAGGGACTTGATAACAAGCAATGGCAAATTACCAATGTTGTAAAATTGAGAGTTGCTGGTATGGAAGATGCAGAGCTACGATAATCTGCTTAAAAAATAGACAAATTTAGCCCTCTTTTTGAGGGCTTTTTTGTGGCTAAAATACAACACAAAATGGCCCAGAATACGGTTGACAATTGGACCAACAACCAGTATAATACATACATAGACAGCAAAAAGGACATCATGCAGTACACATTGATTACAAAAACTGGTAAAGTTATGCAATTTTACATCAAAGCTGTCGCTGAAATGTACCAAGCAGGTTTGGGCGGTGTTGTAATCACGCAACAAGTGCTTGAAACGCAAGAAAATGCTTGCTCTTTGAGCCAAGTAGCAGTATAATCAATACTGTAGCAAGTTAATTCATCCACGCAAAGGAAAAAACATGTCAGCTTACATTACAATTTTGAACGGTACTTACCGTAATTTTACAATTGCCAATCAGACGTTTGCACTTGTTGCAGATTACAAAGAAGGCACCAAAGGCGGCTACGTCACAGTGCTTGCAGATGAATCTCTTGGTGAGTTTGCCGGCCGCGAAGTTCGTGTTAAAGTAGCATCCATGCGCGATGTGGAACCAGCCACTGCATCAGATTGCGCAACAACCAGCATCGAAGGCAATTTCAATGCTCCAACTAAGAAAGTTTCTAAAGTGATTGAATCCGATGAGCAGGCCATTGAACGTATCCGCGAACGTTTTGACATCCTGGAAGAAATGACAGAAGGTGCAGTTGATGGTACTGTGCGTGCTATGATTGTTGTTGGCCCTCCTGGCGTAGGTAAATCCTTTGGTGTTGAGAAGGTACTGGATAAGAGTGCTATGTTTGACAAGATTGGCGGCACCCGTCCTCGTTATGAAGTTGTTAAAGGTGCCATGTCGGCAATCGGCTTGTACTGCAAGCTCTATAATTACAGCGGCGCTGGCAATGTGTTGGTGTTTGATGATTGCGACAGTGTGCTGATGGATGAGCTGAGCCTTAACATTTTGAAGGCAGCATTGGACAGTTCTAAGAAGCGTACAATTTGCTGGAACACAGACAGCCGTATGCTTCGCGCAGAAGGTGTACCAGATCGTTTCGAGTTCAAAGGCAGTGCAATCTTTATCACCAACATCAAGTTTGAGAACGTGCGCTCTGCAAAGCTCAAGGACCACTTGGGTGCGCTGGAAAGCCGTTGCCACTATCTGGATCTGACACTGGACACCACACGTGACAAAATGTTGCGTATCAAGCAAATTATGATGGACGGTATGTTGGATGCTTACGAGTTTGAAGAAGGTGCGAAACAAGAACTGTATGAGTACGTGGATGCCAACAAAGACAAGCTTCGCGAATTGAGCCTGCGTACAGTTATCAAGATTGCAGATTTGAAGAAGATGTGCGGCCCCGGCAACGACAAGTGGAAGCGTCTTGCAGAAACTACAGTTATGAAGCGTACAACCTAATATGAGAAACTTGGTCATTGCACGTATCACTGAACTTTGGCAAACTTATCATATACTCGAGCTTGACTTGACTTTAAACGAGTTGCCCAATCTCAGCAATGCAGAGTTGATTGAAGTATTAGAAGATATGATTGCGATTACTATGGAGTACGAAGGAGAATGACATGGCTTACAATAATGGAAATCCGTACGACAAAGAAGCAGAGTATGCTAAGAAGTCTACTGTAGAATTAATTGCCATCCGTACTCAGTTTGAATTGGCGGTAATTAATCACCCAAATGGCCCTAAGATGTTTAATGAGCATCTTGAGTGGGTCAAAATGAAAATTGCAGAACGAATTGGAAAGAAATAATGACTAAACATGAAGAACTGATCCGAGTGCGTATTGCTAAGAAAGGCATCTACGCAGAAGATATCAAACATTCTGGACGATTGACAGAAGATGAAATTGCTTATCTTCCTGTTGATCGAGTATATTCTTGGCTCAGGCAAGGTGCGTGGAAAGCAAAGGACTTCAACAAATGGTTGAAGGTTATGCGAGTAATTTAAGGAGAACATTATGAGAAAAATGGCAACTATTAGAAAGATTGATGCCCTGCGCCCAATTGAAGGTGCAGATGCAATTGAGTGCGCTATTGTTGGCGGCTGGACAGTGGTAGTTAAAAAGGGCGAATATACCGCAGGTGATCTGGCAGTGTATTGCGAAATTGACTCGTTCATTCCTACAGCTATTGCACCGTTCCTGACCAAGCCCGGACACTATACTAAGACTTTTGAAGGTGTAGAAGGCGAGCGTCTGCGTACTATGAAGCTTCGTGGCCAATTGTCGCAGGGCTTGTTGTTGCCAATGCAAGTTGCAGAAGGTAGCGAAGAAGGAGCCGATGTGTCGGACATTCTCGGCATTACCAAGTACGAAGCACCTGTTC